TCACTTGCTACACCTACTTGACAACCTGCCGTCCATTTAGAAACCAGCCTTACATTTGAACTCCCGTCAAGATTTTCCATGTCTAAAACCTTAATTGAGGTAAAATCCATGTCGATTCCCGTTGAAGTACCAAAGAACAAGTTTGATTTTTGTCCTGCGTACATTACGTCATCTTCAACACCTTCCACGATAGCGATTTTTGTTCCTTCAAATTCTGGAGTATATTCACCCATGTGGTTATAAGGGAATGCAGATAAAGCTGAAATTGCACTAATATAATCTCTATAAGTTCTTTTGCTCATGTAAATGTATAAATCATCTTTTCTATATACTGATGTTGGTACTGCTGCAACTAGGTCTTGTAACTCACCAATTATTTTAGCTGTTCCGTAGTATCCTTGTGCACCTACACCTGTAGAAGATTCTGCAACCATACCTGTCGCACTAATTTTGTCAAACTGTCCTGATGTTCCTGTTGTACCTTGCCATATACTGTGCTCAATACTGTCTGCGATTGAATCAGATAAATAACTCATAGCGTAAGCCATAAAGTCGTCTTCTTGATGATAAGACCAATCAGCTAACATAGTTTTTTTACAAACGTCAATGTTAATCTGAAAAGGCTCTACAAATAAAACTGATTCTGTTAAAGTTAATGTAGCTGAATTTTCAGTAAAATCACAAGTTGCGTCTTTTACTAAATTCGCACCTGCTACTTTGTTAATTACTTCTTTATGGTTTACACTATCTCTAATAGTCATGTAATCCAAAGAAGCTGCTGTTTTTAAAGCTGCTGATACATACGCCCCTGCATGAGTTCCGTTGTACGAGCTGCTAGTAATAGTTAATGCCATTTTTCGTTTTTTTTAATTAATTATTTTTATCTATTTTCTATATTGTACCAATACTTTTCTTTTTTAGTTAATTTATTATAACTCTTGTCTGAATAGCTTGGTTTTTTTACGTCTTTAAATTTGTTAACTTCAACAGGTTTGTCAGCAGGTTCTTTTGATAACTCTACAACTTGTGCTTGTAGTTCTGCTTTTTCTGTTTCTGCTAATTCTACTTCATTTTTAAGGTCTTCGTTTTCACCTTTCATGTCTTTTAATTCTGCGTCTAATCTTTCAAGATCGTTCTTCACTTCAGACAAAAGTTCTTTGACAACTGCACCAATCTCGTTGATTAATCCTTCTTTGTCAAATTCGTATTCTTCAGTTCTTTTGACTTTTTTAGGTTGTGCGTCTTCTGATGTCATTTCTTCTTCTTCAACTTCAGCTACTTCTACTTCTTCTTCTACTTCTTCTGCTTCGTCTTCGTAAATTTCTGCAACTACTCCTTCTTCTTCAACTGAAAATCCTACACCGTCTTCTGTTTCGTATTTTCCAACAGGAAGTGGCATAGTTGTTCCGTCTTCAACTAAAATCATAATGTCGCTTCCTGCAACTAATTCGTCAGCAGTAGATACGATTATTGTTCCGTCAACTAATTTGTTTTGATACTCTAACTTAATTTGTTCTGTTTCAGGTTCAATACCTAAAGCAACTTTTATGCGTGTTTTTAAATCCATTTTTATATTTTTTTAATAAGAAGTTTATTATTATATAGAATTATTTTGTACTTGTTTGATTTTCAAGTATTTTTTTGCACCAACGATACATAACGTCACCGCCATATAGATTGTATGCAATTGTTCCGTAGTCGTTCCAATCCCCTGTATTGCCCTTTTTAGCGTTTTTAAGGTAATTAAAAATGTTTTTAATGGTCTTAGTGCTTAAAGCACCTTTAGACGCTATTCTGCGTCCTTTCTGTAAGCCTGTAGCTGTTGCCTTATTGCCTAGTCTTTCATTTTCAATTAATGCTCGTTCTGAATTTTGACTTGCACCTTTTGGATAATCTGTGTAGCTTTTTAAGTCTAACATTTCAGCTAGTTCTTGTAATATCTGTTCGTCAGAATAAACAGGTTTTGACATAGCTTCCATACGGTCAACAAAATATCCTTCAATAGATAGCCCTCGAAGTTCACCTGATTTCACCCTTTCCCATAGTTCGTCATTTTCAATTTTCATCTTAACAAACCATGTTCCTATCGGAAGTCCTTTAAATCCGTATAAATTTGACTTGTCTTGTTTGCCTTCTTTTATCCAAGATTCAACTGTTAAAACTCCTGCAACTCTATCTTGATGTTGATATGTAGCTTTGTGGTGATTGTTATGTTTTAAATAAAGTTCAGAAGCACGCCTAACTGTTTCTTTTGAAAACCAAACGTAGTATTCCGAATCTGAATTTGGATCATAACGTACTATAGACTTATTAGGAATAAGTGCAGGGCTAATAAGCATGCGTTTTTCTTCATCTACTTTAGAGAAGGTTAAATTATTCTTTTCTTTTCCGAAGAATATAAAGTCAACCTCAATCGCAGGGCTAGTGACTAGCGATATTGCGTCAATTGATAGTTCTTCGTTTTCGTCACTTATTACAAGTTCTGTTATTTTAGTGCTTTCCATATTATATAATAGATTTTTAAATTATTTATTTGGTTTTTAAATTGTTGCTCTACGTCTTATATCTGCTAATTGTGTTTGGCTGTCCGTCATTTCGTCTGTAACTACAAATGCTTTTACAGGTTCAGGTTCTTGTCCTTGACCTAAAGTAAATTCGCCTGAAGTCATCATAGCAGGTCGTGGCATACCACCACCGATTGAAGGTGCAGATGTGCCACTTGCTGTTTCAGGATTTGTAGAAAGTATTTTTTGTACTGCTACTGCACCTTGCACTCCCATTAATACAGCCGAAGGTATGTTTAATGGATAGGGTACATCTGCTAAAGTTTTAACAACTGCTTTTTGTGTATTAAAAATTGTTTCTGCTACTGCTAATCCTTTTTGTATTGCGTTGTTTTCGCCACCAAGTTGTTTAGCTAAAGCGAACCCACCTTTGATTAAATCTTCTTGTGCTTTTTGTTCTGCTTTTTCAAGTGCTGCTTTTGTTTTAAGTTCTTTTTTCCTTTCTCCTATCCTCTTTTTTGACGCTTCTGTTTCAATAGCCAATTCCTCATCTGTAGCTGTTTTAACTGCTTCAATTTTTAAGTCTTGTTGCTCTTTAAATTTAGCAAATTCTTCATCTGTTAATGCTTCTTTTTCTAATGCTAGTTCCTTTTCAAGTTCTGCGATAGCTTTCTTTTCTGCTGCTCTACGTTTATTGTTTTCAGCTTCTTGTTCAATCGTTAATGCTTCTACTTCACCTTGCAATCTTTTTTGTGTCATTGTTGACTTTGTGTTCAGATCGATCAACGCTGCTTTTTCGTTTTCAAGTGCAACATATTCTTCGTGCATTGAGTTCCCTAAAGCAATTTCGTCTTTCATAGCTGCAATCTTGTCCTCTTGTATCTTAATTAATTCTTGCGTGTGTGCTAATTCTATATCTTTAACTTTATTTAAAGCGTCTATTCTTTCTTGCTGTGTCTTTGTTTCGTCCATAGCGTCAAGTCGTGCTTCTGCTACAGCTTTTCTCATTTCTGCTTTTGCTGTAATCATGTCAAGTTCTGCGTTACGTACATCTTGTAACGCCCCTTTTAATTTCATAGCTGCCTTTGTTTCCTCTTTTATTTCGTGTGTTACGCTTTTAAAGAAATCACCTACTTTTGATTGCTGTACTTCGTCTAGTCCTGTGGCCACTTGCACCATAGCTGTACTAAAGTCTGACGCACCTTCTTTTACTTCGTCCCAATCCATAGTAAATACGCCTTTTAGCACCTTTCCTAAAGCACCGAAAGTGTCAATTAATCCTTTTACCCTATTAATTAAATTTGTCTTAATGGATTGCCACAGGTCTGCTATAGCTTGTTTTGGATTACTAAATGCGTCAACAACTATTTTTCCAAATGCTGAAAATCTATCTGTTATAACTGAAACGGCTGCACCAAATCCCGCCATAACTCGTGCAAGTTTGTCCGCACCTTCTTGTGTGTTTTTAAAGTATGAAATTAAACTTGTTATTGCTATTAATAAAGCACCTATTCCTGTTGCTGCAATTCCTGTTGCTATCATTTTAAAAGCAACTTTTCCTGCAATACCAAACATTCTAACACCTTTAGCCATTAATGGAAATTTAGCTGCTAAAACTCCAAGTTTAGAATCTATGCCACTTGCAAAATCTCCTAATACTTTTTTTGCACCTTGTACTTTTGCGTTTACGTTAAAATTAATATCTGCCATATTGTTTTGTTTAGAATGTTAAAGAATCTAGTTTGTTTTCGTATAAATGAACACTAGCCGCCCAACCTATGTTGACGTTTGCCGATCCAACAACTTTGATTGTCATGTAAGGATCTGTTGTTGTTGCCATAACAGGTGTTGTGCTTAAAGATAAACTTCCGTTAGCACTTGTGCTTATTGCTTGTGTAAATGTTGCGTTATATCCGTTATCTACTTTTACTGCACCTTTTAGTACATAGTACATATATTGTCCTGCTGTACCACTTGAACCCCCTGAACATAAAGCTACAATATGTGCTTCATATCCTACAATACTATTATTTTGTAACTCTATATAGTTTGTTCCTACTCCCTGTGCTGTTAAAGATGTTAATGTTGCGTCAGTAGTTTTATTTGATACTTGAACAAATGACATTTGCGTTAACCCTGCTGCGGTGTTGAACGATCCGCCACCAATCAAGACTTGACCGTTAGTTAATGCCTTACCCATTTTACCACCAATGATTGAAACATTGTTTAAGTTTCTGCCTATTTCATTTTGATTCCCTGTAATAAAAACGTCATTATTTTTCCCATTTGTTTTGTTTTCTGTTCCTGTTATAAAGCTGCTGTTTGTTCCTCTTTGTATGTTGTTCTTATTTCCAAATTTAGTATTTGTAATTGTTTTAAAAGCATTTTGTACGCTTGATGAACCTGTCCTTGCTTGACAAACTCCTAATACTTCATTCCATATATAACCGTATGCTTCGCAGGTTATTTGATTTGCTCTAGCTTCGTTTGTTCCGTCAGTAAAGATAACTTCGCTACCTCTTATAATTTTCGGTTTTATTTTATGATTTTTTAAAAATTCCATTATATTAAAATAAATTCTACTGTTGCTAATTCACCTGATTTGTAATCTATCTTATTAACCCTATATTCCCTGTTTTTAATTATGACAGTATCGTAAAAAGAAAATTCGTTTAAATCGGAAGGTGTTAAATAAACTTTAACTTTCATAATTCTTGTGTCAGGATCGTACAATTCTTCGTAATATGGTTGCCAATACTCACTATAAAGATTTATTGTTGGTAAACCGTTCATGCCTGTTGGATTAATTAAATCACATTCACCAAAATTAAAGTCAATTGTGTCAACTGTTGTTGGTACTTCTGTTACGTGTGCAAACTGACATATTGTTGTATGATTGTTAACGCCTGATACTCCGTTTTGAGCAGGAACACTCCATTCACCACCTGATATATATGTTGTCGTTGTATGCGTAACGTCATAAAGTATTCTAGGTTTATTATCAAAGCTTTCACAATCTCCTTTTTCGCATTTAAATATAACAGGTATTGTCATGTCAGATGTAAACCCTTCTGCAACAGGTTTAATAACTGTAGGTGCAAACGGTGACGCTTTTATTTCTTTTTCACCTTCTAATAACGTTAAGTCTGAAGCGTCAAATACTTTTGTTCCATATAGATAGTCATTTCCAACAGCGTTAGTATAAACATTTAAAGCAAAGTCGTCTTTGTCTTCGCTATACTTAAATATCGTTTCCCTTTTTAAATTTTTAAGAGGGTGTAATTTGATTTGTGAAGCGTCAACCTTGCTTGTCCAATCGTGCTGTGTTGCTGTCAATCCTGCGTTAGACGGATTTATAAATATATCTGCGTAAGGTTCAATCTGTAATTCTTTTGGATTGTCTTTGTCTTGTATAGCTATAAGATTAAACATTGTAAATATACCTTTTAAAAACTCCCATTGTTTCATCTTACCTCTTTCGCCACTTAATAAATTATCTGACGTTATAGAAAAAGGCGTTACTGCACCATGCACGTATGCACCTGTTGTGCTTGTTGGTTGTGCACCAAAACCTATAGCTGCATTGTTTGTATATGCTTGTTCTATTGTTGTTCCACTTATTTTTATAAATTGTGCTTCTAATGTGTCGTTTTGTGCAAGATATAATTTAGGTGAAAAACCAATTTGTCCGTACCAATTAACATAGTCACCACCAGCAGGTGAAGACGGTGAAGGTTGTAAAGAAGTTAAGTCAAATACGTTTAAAACTGTACCGCTACTGTTTTTGTGTACCCAACGGCAATCTACTTTTGAAGTTCCTGTACATTCAATAACAAAATTGTAAGTTAATTCTATAGCTTGATTTGTTTGCTGACCTACAAACTTGTAATTTGATGAATCCCAACCAATGTCTGTATGCCATTGATTAGTGTATGTATTTAATTCAAGATTTGAAAAACTTGTTGTTGCTGCGTTGTCGCTACTTCCATTTGCTCTTATATATTCGCCATAAAACCCTCTACGCCCATCTGTAGCTGTGCTACCTTCACCCCAATTAAAGTCCATAAATAGACGTTTAAAATTAGCTGTGTTAAAGAAATTAGAAGTGTATGTAAAACCTGCGTCAAAAAAGATTCTGTCTATCAAGTATTTAAGTTGTATAAAAGGTCTAAATGCGTCTTCTAATGAAGAAAGTTCTAATCTAGGTGGGGTAACTGTATTGTCTAAAGCAAGTGTTCCCGTCCAATCACAAAAAGGATATTTTAAAACACCTGTTGTTGTAGCACCTGTCGTTCCTGCAAAACCACCGAAAGTATCTGTTAGTGCGTTAGCTAAAGGTAAGGCGTTTGTCCAACTTCCCTGTATATTAGTTCTATGGTAGTCGTGTTCTAACTCTGTAAAATCTAGATCGCTAAAAGTCCTTGATTCTAAAGTTTCTTTTAAACTTATTTGTTCAGAATATAAATTTACGTTGTATGATATTTCACCTTTTTTATTTACTATCTCAATCAGTTTTAAATAACCTTCAAAGATTGAATAGCTATCTTCTTTTAAAATAGCTTGTGTTTTAATATAAGGGTTAAAGCTGTATGCGTCTTGCGTTGTTGTTATTTCAAATAAGTGCGTAAAGATTTTATTGTTTCTTTTTGTAGCAGGAAGGTTAAAACTTTTTGAATAGCTTTGTACTTTTTCTGCTGCGTTCTTAAAGTTGTCAACACTTAAACTTAACGGTATGCTTTCATCTTTATATAAATCGCATATCACTTGACCGTCTGCAACTGTTGTTGCTAATGCAGGGTTGTTTACATTTTCAGTTATACTTATTTTATTAATCTTAATTGCTGCACCTGAATCGTTTTGATATGTTACAATTAAAACTTCGCTTTGATGTTGTGCTTCAAATGTTTGCGTTAATGTTCCTGTACTTGCTGTTGTGCCTAATGTTATTTGTGGTTCTGACCCTGTTGTAAATTGTGTTGTGGAACTTCCGTCAACCCAAGTGCTTGGTGATGTGTGAAGTAAGATTGTGCCGCCTGAAGCTGCTTGTGTTATATTTATTTTAATGTCATATTCTTGACCTATTGTTAAATTTGTGATTAATTGATAAACACCGCTTTGCGAAATTGTTGTGTCTGAATCTAAAATTAATTGACCTGCGATTGTTGGTGCGTCAGGCGTTCCCCAACTTCCACCGTTGGTTCTAAATCTTTTCCAACCTATTGTGGCAGGGTTATTTATTACTGCGTGATTAGTTGGATTTGTTGACGTTGTGTTGTGAACGCTTGTTGCAATTACGCCATTAAAAAGTATGTTGTCAGCAACGTATTGACTTGTTTGTTGTGTGGTCGTTGTACTGTAACTTCCGTCATATTTTTGGGGGTATAAAATTAGTTGTACACTCATTATTTTTCGTCTATTTTAATTAAAAAATAATTTAACATAATATATTTTTGTTGTTTGGTGCTATATCTAGCAAATCGAATATCTTTTGTTTTAGGTGTCTATATACCCTAAAGCATAGAAAGTCGTTTAAACACGCTAAAAACGGTATTCTCGTTGATTTTAGTATTATGTATATATATGGCATATTTTATGCTTTTTGAATGACTTTTTCCTTGCTTCTTTCAACGTCAATTGTGTACTGTAACAGCTTGTCATTTGCTGTTGTTTTTCTAACATAACTTGACGTTGTAACTGTGACAGGTTCAATGTATTTTCGTATATATCCGCCTGTGTCAGATTGAAAACCATTTATAATAAATACGTCAGGACTTGTAAATAATTCTTCAAACCAAGACGCTTCTGCTTCGCTTAAAAAGTCTGTATTTAATTTTAACATTTCTTTTGCACCTGACATAAAAGTTTTAGTTCCGCCTTGATGTCCGTGTATTCTAAATTTCTTTTCGTTCCAAGTTCCGCCTAATTGTTCGTAAGTAACACGCTTTGTGTTTACTGTTCTTGTTGACTTCTTTTTAAAGCTGTAGTAATCCCAAACACCATGTCTATTTAGCCAAGTCAATCTGATGTTTTCAAACCCTTTGCAATCGTCTGTTATTATATCAAATCTATATACTTGACTTATAGCTGTGTCAGTATCGTCATACGCTTGTATTGTATAATATGCTGCGTCTGTATATGTGCTTGATAATCCGTAGTTCTTAAAGTTACCCATTCCACAACCAAAGAATTGTAACTTCTGATTGCTGTCTAAAGCATATCCACGCTTACCACCATTAGCAGGGCTACAAGCTGTGTCAATGTCTGAACCCAATTGTGCGTTTGCACTGTTATAGAATTTAGCTTTTATATAATGTACTGCATAGTTTCCTGTGCTTGTTGTACCTACTCTAAAATCAGCATTGTAAGATGTAAAGAAAGCAAGTGTATGATAGTCTGTATTTTTAAGGTACTGTGTCGTTGGTGCGTTAGTTAGAAACTTTGCGTCAGTATCGTTCATTATTAGATTGTTCGTATCTAAATCGTAGCCGTAGTTTCCGTTTGTATCTAAATTCAATGCGTCTTCATATTGCAATACACCATTATACGCTAAAAAGTTATCTGTTTCTGTTTGGTTTCCTGCCGCTATTGATACTGTGTTTGCTGAATTACTATCTGCACCTAAATACTGCACTTTAAATCTAACAGCAAAGAACCTAACGCAATTTCTATTAGTTGAAAATTTATCTATCAAATGAACAGGGTGTGGTGAAGTATCTGAAAACGCTGTTGTTTTATAACTACTAAAATTTGCACTGTTATAATCAGTAACTACGCCACCTTGATATTCAGCACTTACATAACTTTCAATGATCGGGCTTAAATCAAATATAGCTGCACCAGAATTATTAGGAACAACTTTTAATGTTGCTGCTAAATTAGACGTTGAAATGATGTTAGCTGCTAACTGACTTATATACACTTCAGCTATAAATTTAATTTTAGTTTCGTTTGCTGTAACTATAGGGTCACTTATTGTAAATATAACGTTTTGACCTACAGGTAATAATTGATATTTTGGTTTTTGGTCTATCTGTATCATTGCATATTATTTTTTTGTTGCCTTTTTATATCTGCTTCTATGTCTTTTGCTAATGCTTTTTTTAATCCTTTAATATATGTCTTTCTTAACTTCAACCACGCTTTTGAAATATGGCTTGATGACTTAATTCCTTTACTTGCAATTGAACGACCAATTAAATATGATAATGCTTTTGTGCTTATAAATCTTCCTAATTCGTCACGCCCTTTTATATTATTACGGCTAATAAATTTTCGCATAGCACCAAGATTAACAACTTCTTTTTTAAATCTAAAGCTACTATTTTTCTTGTTCCCTTTTTCGTCTTTATAAGTCTGTGTTTGAAATCTACCGCTTACACCTTGATTTATAAACTCGTTATGCTTTGCACCCACCAATGTAAGACTTAATGTTTTTGTCTTATATACACCTTTTGCTTTTAAAGAACCTGCTAACGTGCCTGTTCCTCTACCTTTAAGATTCTTTTTGGCTTCTGCTACTAATTGTTTTCCAAACCCTCTTAAAAAGCGTCTTTGATGTACGGTGCTTTCTCTAGCCATTATGCACTAGCAACAAAGATTTCTACGCTTACATCTGAACCTGCTGTTGGTTTTACTTGTAAGCTTGCTATATCTGCCATTGTTCCAAATGAAGGGCTAGTGTCTGCTTCTGCTAACATACCGTCATCTGTTCTGCAAATAATGTGCGAATGTCCTGCTGATATATGCACTTGATATAAAGTTGCTGCACCTACTACTGCTAATTCAATAGCTTGGTCAGATGACAAGTTTGTTATTCGTATATATTTAGCACCTTGTGTGTCAATAGCACCTGCACTATCGTAAACGTTAGCTGAAAATGTTGCTATTGTAGTTGTCTGTAGTGCTGTGCAAGTAACCACTCTTTCAAAGACATCTATAATGCTTGATATTGTTAATGTGTTTGTTGAACCTCTATTTTGCCCATTTATTGTTACGTTTTCTGTAATCGTAGTTTGTAAGTCTGCCATATTTATATGTTTATTGTTATTTTAAAAAATCCTATTTTTATTTTATATCTACCTATCCTAAATGTCATTGTATTATGTGGGTTGTGGGTTGTGGTATATTACACGTGTCGTATGGTTGTTCTATTATAATTGGCAACTCAAATACGAACCCTGATACTGCGTTGTCAAATCGTTCTGTAAATGGCTCTAAGAAAAAATCTTCTTCAACAAAATATCTTGCTTCTTCGCCATGTGATGTGCTTGATAAATAAAGACTTTCGCCTGACTTAAATGTTGCAATCAGATCGGTGCAAATACTTAACGTATCTGACAAAACTTCTTGTTCGTTGCTCTCATCTTCGTTTACTAAATCGCAAATAAATACTTGAAAGTTAAATGTCATTCTACTTGCTTCTGCGTCAACTGAAACAAAGTTAATGTGCATAAGTGGAAATTTATTGTTCTTCTCTAAATCAAATTCGTGTATGTCACCGCTTGATACTTTCTGTATTTGATAATGATTTGTTCCCCATTGTGTAAGAGTATCTATGACATTATTATAAGTTTTATATCTTATCATTTTGTATTTTTACGTTTTGTAATTCGTTTAAATCTGTTTCGTATGATAGCCATGTTAAGCACTCATATAAAAGCAAATCAGTTATTTTATTTAAGTTCACAATATCACCTTTACACAATCTATACATTATGCCGAACCAACCCCACTTTTTAGCGAATTGAGAATCGGCACTTGTTGATTCAGTTTCGTTTGAAGTTCCTTCTGTAGCGTTTCCAAAAACTGTGGCAAAATGTTCAGCAGTTCGTTGCCTAAAGTCCAAAAAAAAACCAACGCTGAATTAACGTCTTTTGCTTTCATCTTTTTAAACACTTCTGCCCTTTCCTCAAACTTATCACTATCATAGGCAGCTATTGTATAATTGTCTTTATCTTCTTCTACAATCGGTCTATATAATACAGCCATTATATTGTGCATATTAGATTCAAGACCGTTTGAAACATATTGCTCAATATCGGCATATTCACCGATTGATATTAGTTCTAAATTAGGGTGATAGCCGTAAGTTATTCCGTCCATTGTTATTTTATGTTTTAACTTTCCTTCTTCTTGTAATACTGTTGCCTTTTCTAATATGAACGCTACATCTTTAATCGTTAACTGCTCAATCAACTTTTTAGGTATGTCTGAAAGTACCCTTACATTCTCAATTGCTTCTTGTACGTTACTGCCTTTATTGATAGCAATTAATTCAGCCCATTTATCAAGCGTCAGGTCTTTCCATTCTTTAATCTTATACCTATGCTTCTTTCCGTCTTTGTTTATATTGACGTTCATAATATATTATAGAAAATTTGTGATTATAGTTTAAAATTGTATATTTGCAATGTTTTTTTGTTTTAGGTTGGTTTACAGATCGGTCGCTACAATGTAGTGACCTTTCTTTTTTTACTGAATAAAATACTTACCAAAGTTAGAATCAATCTCGTAAAACATTCGCATCATTATAGCGTCTGAATAGTCAGGTGACCGACCTAATATAGCTTTGATTGTGTCCTTTGGTTGCATTTGAATTTTTGCGTCCTTATCAGCGTTCTTTGAACGTACCATTTCCATTTCTTCTATTATACATTTCTTAATATGTATGTCTTCACAATTTATACCGATCTGTGCTTTGTTTACAAGGTCTGCTAATTTATAATAACATTGTGTCTTTAAGTTCTGATAATTTTCTGCCTTTAATGGTCTGCTATTATTTACAAATCCACGACAACGCATATAGTCTTGTACACCACCACCTACACCGTCAGAATCTACGATTATGTTTTTAAGACTTACAGCGTGTTGTTGTTGTACTTTCTTAATCTCGTCCACAAGTTCATTTATAGCCGATTTGCCGATACTTATAATCTTTTTGATATGTAGCCCTTCCCACAATACAATAACGCTTTTATCCGTTCCAAATCTTGCACAATCTACGCTTATGTATTTATCACCTAGTCTGCCTGTCTGACTAAATAGATTTAAGATTGCGTCATACTCAATTAGATTATCTGTCGTTGCTTCATATTCCCAATTGCCATATAATAATCTTTGTCTTGATATTTCGTCTAACTTTTCTAATTGCTCTTTGTAATGTGTGCCTATAAATTCGTTATCGTCAACTAGACTTTGTATGAATCTTCTATGTGTCTTTAAATCACCATTTTTAGACGGTTTATAAAACTCATTATACGTCCAATTCTTTGCAGGATTGCAAGTCAATAATAGCTTAGGTACGATACTATATTTGTCTAGCTTGTATCTTATTCTACTGCTCAATATGTTCTTACACTTCTCTGTTATTTGGTTTGCTTCGTCAACAAAACAACCTGTAATTTCTAACGATCCTAAAGTGTCAAAGTTTGGGTCGGCAGGATATTGATATAAGTCTTTAAGTAATATCTCGCTTTTATTATAGAACGTGATTATATTTGAAGCCCCATTGAACCTATAATGCTTGTCTGCTTTCAATCCCCATAGTTCGCATACTTCAAAGAAAGTGTTTAGCGTTGTCTTCTTTAAATTATCCAATTTACTACGTCCAATTAACCACCTTGTTTTTGGGTATTTAATGCAACATAATATAAGCCATGCACAGCCAATAAAAGACTTACCACCACCTGCTGCACCACCAAATAAAACTTCTGTTGTGTCCTTATCAAATAGGTATGCTATTGCTTGTCCTTGTGTCTGTGTAAAGTTAGCTTCAATGTTCAACTCCGTTTATATTTACGTTAATCTTAATAGGGTCATCACCTGACGTTAAATCCAATTCTGACTTCTCAATATATCCCCTTTTCTTACCTCTTGTTTTTAAGTAAAAGATTGTAGCTGAAGTATTGCCATTTTTAATCTGTTCGTGAAGTTGACTTTCTGCAAAATCTAATGTGATGTTGTCTATATCTCTAACCTTCTTTGCAAAGTCCTTATCTTCATTTAACCACTTATAAAATGTTGACCTTGCAACCCCTACAGACTTAACGGCTGTTGTTACGACCCCTAATGATTTTTCTAACGCTTCTAATACGGCTTCTTTTTTTATGTGTCTATTTGTGTCCATTATACTATAATATAGAAATTATTGATATTCATTTGGCGGCATAAGGTTTACATCTAATTCTTCAAACGCCCATATCCTTACCTCTTCACAATACTGATTAAATTCTTCTTTTGTTAATGCCTTACTTCTATCTGCTATAAATTGATTCGTCAGGATTTCGTGCATTTCAAATTTATGGTATCCTGTGTGATCGCACAACGGTAAGACTATACATTTCCAATAGTACCTATTTTGTCTATCACTTCTTGTCATTTCTCTTTATTGATTCGTTTGCTTTCGCTACTAATCCACTCATGCTGTGTATAGGTTCTTTTCTATGTATAGTCGGAAAGCCTGTAAATTCTTCTTCTACTTCTTCCATATATTCTCCGCACTCGCACAAAGATTCTGCTGTTCGTACTTTTCCGTCAATTACTTTGATTGTTGCTTTCTTAATTTCCTTTATTATGTTTTTACACTTGCATTTAAATTTCATTGTTATTTATTTTGTCTAATAATTGTTGTGATGTATATATAACGTCTTGTGATTCGTAATTTTTATAAATACATTTAAATTCGTTGTCTTTATAAGTCCATAAAGTCTTGATGTTATTTTTAATGTATTGATTCAACACCCATTTAATTGTTTTAAAACTTCTCTCTTGTGATTCTGTCATATAAGTATTTTAATGAATTATAAACTGTATGTAGGCAGCTTGAACAATTAGTAGTTGTTTTATATCCACCACCAAAATATGCGTTGTATATTTCTATCATCTTTGCCTTTGTTTCTACGTCTTTTGCCTTTCCGTCTTTAAAGTCAGGATATATAGCAATTAGTTCTTGTTCTAAATGTTGTTTGCCTTCTGTTTCTAATCCGTCAACCATTGGTTCTATTTCTGTTGTCTTTTGCCAATAACCCTTTGGACAGCTTTGTGTTGCGATTCTTGACTTAATACGCATAAAACAGCCACAGATCTTACACGATCCTGTAAGTTTAAAATAAAAATCGCAATTTTTACATATTGTTATGCGTTCTTTATATATTTCTTGTGGTACTAAGAATCTAGTCATTTAAAATGTCTTTTAGTTCGTTTCTTACCCTGTCTATTGTGTTAAATATACTATTTCGGCTAATACCTGTTTTCTTTGCAAGACTATCAAGTGTATTGCCTTCGTAATAGTACAATTTAAATACTTCACAATCGTACCAATAAATAGACTCTAACGCTTTGTCTATCTGCTCTAATTTATGCCAATTTTGATTGCTTATATCTACATTGTTGCTTGTCATGTTTTCAAGCTGTGCATTTTTATTAGTTGTTAGGTTGCTATTGCTATCTATCTTTGTATAATACTTCTTGTACTTATAATAATAATTGCTTCGTGGACTTGTGAAACTTCTTCTTATTGCTACTGTTCCATATCTTATAATGCCTAGCTTTCCGTCCTTCTCAAATATGTTTAATAAGGTTTCAGGATTCATTTGAAGGAAATATAATAGTAATTCTTGCACGCATTCTTCCACTTCGTTTTCATCTGCTGTGAATCCATAAGCTATTGTTATAAAATGTTCTCTACATTCTGCTACTGCCTTATAAACTTTATTCATATTCAGTTTTTAAATTATTGACATTTATTAGTAACTCATGCGTTTGTTCAGCTAATAAAAATTTATATGCTCTTACTTTCTTTCTGTTATTTTGATTTTCTAATCCTGCCAAATATCCGTTTGTCATAACTGATACTTGTACGGGTATTATTGATAAAAAGTCTTTAAAGTTACCTGTGCCTAGACCGATTTTGTAATTATTATTGTACTCAATAATTATGTCTAATATATCTTTGTAATTGTTAAACTTGTTTATTGCTGAAACGTCTTCTATGCAATCTAAGACTAATGTAAGGTAATCACTTAATATAATTGTGTGTTCTGTGCTTATGCCTATTGGTGTTCGCATTTGCCGAAGCTAGTTAATTTTTTTATTCAATTCCCTTATCTTTTTTTATTTTATTAACAAGTGATTTGTAATAAGCTATTTTTTCTTCGTATTCAGATCGTGAAATTTTAACTGTTGTTCTTGCAAGATATTGTAATTCTTCTGCACGTCCTTCGCCATATTTAGAATCTATATACAATCCAAATTTCCATTGTTCGCCCTGCGAAAACATATTGCACTTTACACATTGGACTTCACAATTTCCGTCCTCGTTCCACCTCGTTGCTAAATTTTTTCGGCTTTGAAAATGACCGCATTGTAGCGTTTTATAGTGTGCTACTTTGCCACAAGTTACACATTGTGCAAGTCCTGTTTTTGTTGCAAATCTCGTTCTAATATATAAGCTAAAATACTTGTCTAACTCCTTTTTTAACTTTGAAATTGATTTGTTTTTCACGTCAGTTCTATATCTAGTAAATCAATCATCTTTTAATTTAGGTATGTTGATACTAGCCAAATGAGATAATGTCTTAAATCGCTTCTAAATGCCCTTAAACAACAAATTAGGTTTATCGAACATAATGCCATTATTCGTACCTATATTCTATCATTTCTTGCCTAATTTCTTCTGCTCTATTTTTACGCTTATACCAATTTTTACCTCGTAGTGTTTTATCTTCTTCTTGCAGTTTTCGTCTTGCTCTTGTAATGCTATCAGCAAGTGTAAATTTGCCATTTACATATTTTGCTAAAAACTGATTTATGCTAATTGGTTCTTTAATATCTGACTTTAGAAATCTGTTAAGTTCCATTTCGTCTTCCCAAATAAGTGCAGTTAGTATTCTGTCGCAATCTCTTGCGTCAAGATTTTCAAGTAAGATTTTTCTTACTTTTTCTTGTAGTTTGTTAGTTAATAATGTCATTGTAAAATTTTTGATTAAAGATTTTTTCAATTTGTATATTCTTTGCGTCTAATTCGTCTTCTAATGCTTTCATTCTTTTTTGTAGTATTTTAAATACTATAATAGTTCCAAATAAGAATCCTGCTGACATTGAAACTAATATCATTAATAATGCTTGTATTGTACTCATTTTAATAGTTTTTGTTTAGGTTTATAATGTGGAATTGTTTTAGGGTCTTGATGTAAAACATGAACGCTGTAATACGCTTCATTCATACGCTGCTTGTGTGTTCGCACCCAACGATAGAATGTACTTATGTTTAAAAATTGCTGTTCTTTACTGTGTCTTACTCCAATGTGAAATGCGGTTTTAATGTCTTCAAAGTCCATGTTCTTAAACATATTGTCTGTCTGTATATCGTTTGCAAATATCTTTGAAAGACTTGCCATTGTTTTGCCGCTTGTTGTGTAACCTAATTCAATTGACGTTTTGGCAATTAAATCATATACTGCTTTTATAAATTCTGTATTACTCATATTTATAAATCTTCTTTACCTAAGTTATACATAAAATTATCGCTGTTGCCGTAGCTAAAACATTCAGGTATATCTTCGTCTTTAATTCTTTGTCTTATATAGTGTTTAACTTTATGGATCGCTGAAATTCTATGTCCTATCCTTATTAACATTCTACCGTCACAACATTTTTCTTCTTTTGCTTTTAGTTCTATGGTCATTTTTTCTAATAAAATAACAACGCTGTTTAAAAAATTTATTTCTTCTTTCATAATGTAGATTTTAAAATTTCTTTACATAATTCGTAAGGTACTATGCTTCTTAAATAATTACCTTTTAATCCTTGTGTGCCTGTCGTAGAACCTCTAGGTGCTGATGTGTGACAAGGATCGCCATTTTTACATATAGGTTTAGGATTCCAACCTGTAGCAAACAAAGGTGCGTATAAATGATTTGTCCATATATCTGTCGGCTTCATTCTCGTATCGCCATATTGACAATAGGTGACTGTTGCTCTAGGTATTGGCTTCATAAATTCTAGCTTTCGCAATTTACCTCGTGGATTTTCTATAAAATAAAAATCAGGTTGTAGTTTATCAATTATTCTAAGTGTTTGAACTACTATTTGACAACCTAAAACAGCTTCTTTTGTTTTTGGTGTGTGGTCTTTGTTCCAATGATGTCCGATACTTGCAACACTAAAATATGTGCATGGAGGACTAGCCCAAATAATATCAGGTTTAAATGGTACTTTGCTTATGTCAAAATCTAATATATCTGTAACATAATCTATATTGTCAAAAGGTTTTATATCTACGCAAAATGTCTCCATTCCCATTTCTTCAGCTACTTTGCTGAATGACCTACTTCCTGCAAATAATTCTAATACTTTCATAGTTTTTTTTTTAAATGTTGTATGGTTACCACAATAAGAGCAAATGTCTGTATGAAAATATATTACCTCATGACAGCAATTTGACAATCTATCTTCGTAGTATTCTTCTGTTCCTAAATCTAAAATTGGTTCGTCATTCATAAAAGTTCTTTGCCTTTTAAGTATTCGTCAAGTTGGTTATCAATCTTTGACGTGCTTTTGTTAAACTTTTTAGAATTTTTAAGCCAAGTCTGTAAACGTCTTTTAGTTTCCCAAGTTTTTTGCAATTCAAAACGCATTTTCGTTTCAGATCGGTTAAATTCTGTCCAATAAGAAAGAAATTCGTTTGCGTCTTCAATGCTCATACCTAGTTCTGCACTTAAATTACTGACTTCTTCGCCAAACCTTCCCTTTAATAAATCTTTATTAGTTGTTTTTATTTCTTTATTCTTATTAATAGTTGTTAAGTTTCTTAATATCTTGTTGTCAAGAAACTTCATAACTTGTTGTGCATTTATTTTAAAATGCTTTTTAGCAGGTGTTCCCATACGTTTAACTTCTATTATTTGGTACTTTAGAAGCGTTTTAAGGGCATTTCTTTGCTGAAAGGGTGTTAGGGTCGTATCTTTCTCGATATTGTCTAAGGTGTTAAAAAACCACCCTTCTTTGATTTTATTGTGTTCAATAAAGTATTCTTCTTTGCTTATTAAATCTGAAAGTAAGATTGTTGCATTTAAGCCAAGCTGTTTAGCCATAAACTTATTGACCACTAAAAATGCACTACTGCTTAACAAATGTTTCATAGTTCAATATATATATCATGAACAAAATCTTTTAATGCTCTTTTGATATTCTCTACGTCTTCTGTAAAGTGTTTGTAAGTAGATTTAATCCTTACAGATACTTCTTGAACTTTAACGTCTATAAACACTTTAGGATTTTTCCTATTAAAAACACCTGCGTTTTTTAAAATGTCTATTAAATCAACTTTTTCTAATTGTGTTTTTTTATCGTCTGTGTATGCGTTATATATCTTGTTAAATAAACGTCTGTAAATATCCCAATTGCTATAAAGATTGTGATGTTGCTTTTCGTAATGATATATACTGCTTCTATCTCGATTTAAAACTTCAGAAATTGTCGTGTAGTGAATCCCTTTTTCAATAAGACTAATGTTACTAACAACCATTCTTGCAAGATGTATATTTTGCTTTCTAGTCTTGCTGTTCAAATGCTCTTTACGTATTCCTGTAACTTTTGTTGCAATTTCCCAAATGTTTTTTATAGTCTGTTCGTCTGTTATTGGTATCTTTTTCATATTAGAAAGGCATATCGTTATTAGTATCCTTTTTAGCACAGCAATCGTCCATAACCCAATCTGTAAAGTATTGAGCATGGTCTATAACGTCACTTCTATCGCCACCTTCTTGCATACCATGATATTCGATTGCAACTTTTAAGCAGCTTTGTTTAACAATCATAAGTTGTACGTCATCTGACTTTACTTTTGTGTTAGACTTAGTTGCTTGTGGTTTGTTAGACGTAAAGTTATTAAAGCCTTCAGGGGCTACGGCTTTTGCTTTGTTATATTCTTGCTGTCCTTTTTCTACAATTTCGTATGTAAGTTCCCAACCTTCTAACTGTTCTTTCTTTTTACCGATATTGATTTTATCTCCGTTCTCCATTTCTAAATCGTGATAAAAAGTCTTGCCGTATTTACCTTCATATTCTTTAATGTTTGCTACTTTTTTAATGTTTGATGTTATCATTGTAATTTAGTGGTTAAGCCACAAGCTATTAAGTTAATTATCTTTTATATGTTTAATTAGTTTCTTTTTTAGTTGCTCTCGATCTATCCAATTTATTGCTTCGTATAAATCTATTGAAAGTGTAAAGTCTTTGCCGTATTCGTCTTTGCCGCAAAGTGTCATGTCACCGTCTAAACAATACATAGTGTTAATATAATGTAATCGTTTATGTATAGTTTCAGGAAGCATATTTAAGTCAGGTTTAGTTTCTTTTTTCTTTGCCATTATCTTAGATATTTATAGTAAAATACTTCTGCTATTTCTTGAATACTCCATTCGTCAAATATATTATAATCGTCACCTTCTAATTCTAATATACACCTTTCGCCTAAACAATCAACTTCCGTAGGATCTATGCTTCTATTTGTCCATAACTCCTTTACAAATAAATTAGCGTCAAGTCTGTATTCCTCGTCAGTTAATTTGTTATACAATACAACTTCTTCTTCTTCATCATCTAACCACCAGCCAGCGTTTTCTACTTTAAATTTTTCTATATTCATTTTATTTATTGTATTTAGCTGCTACTCTATTAGACGTTTGTTTATCTTTCTCTCTCAATTCTTCAATCTCTTTATGTGCTTCAGTTAAAGTCCTTCGCTGAATTACGTTACGTTGCTCTAAATCGTTTATTCTTTTTTTCTGACTTTTAACAACTGTATTTAAGTGGTTAAGTTTACCTGGTGTTGGGTCTAGGTTTCTAAAAAATTCTTTTAAGTCCATTGTTTTAAGTGCCTGTTTTAGCAGGGCTTTTTTAAAGTGTTAATAATTATTTAGCAAAACATTCTTGCTCTGCTCTCGATAAGTCTTTTTCTAAAGCTATTAAAGAAACAATCGCTTTTCTTTTTTCACTCAATACACAATGCATATTATATAGTCTTGTGTGTTTTTCCATATCCCTATTTTTTAAAGCCTTATCTTGTAGCCCTTGAATTATTGTTAGTTCTATATTAACTTTATTAAGGTCGGTGTTTAGCTTTTTAATTTCTTTTGCCATTTTAGTAATTTTTTTGTTTTTGTTTGTTTTAATTATGGTACAAATATAGTAAATAAATTGATAGTTAACTGTTAACTGTTTAAAAGTTATTAACAATTTAAATGTTAATAATATGTACCGTCTTCTATTTCTTTTAAAGCTTTTTCACTATCCCTTATAGCACAATTTATACTATCTTGCATTTCACATATTTGTTTAGATAATTCTAGTATATCTCTTAAACCCTCAATTTCGTAGTTTTCCATTTCGTACATTTCGCCATTTCTTATTGCGTTGTAACAATCTTTTAGATCTTTAGAAGTGTTTTCAAATCTACAGTAACTCATATTTGCCATTTTTTTGTTTTTTAAATTAATAATAATTTTGTTGGTACAAACATAAGGTATTTATTTAATGTTGACAAGTATTCAACACTTTTTTTTTACTTTATTTTGTAAGTTGTTAATTATCAGTAAGTTAAGTGTGTAATTTATTCATATTCTAAATAATAGTATATAAATAAGCGTTTTTAAGCTATTTTAGTGCTTCTGTAGTATATTGGTATTAAAAAGTTAAGAAAGTGTCTTAAATCTTACAGGGGGTGTATCGTTTTTTTATAGTGGCATGATTTCTATAATAGGTAACTTGCCTGAATCTAGTACAACTCCACAACCTAGTATTGGTTTAGCTGTATGAAATTTAGCATATCCGTAGGCAAAGGACTTGTAGTCAATGCCTGTTGGTATTTGCATACCGAATTTAAGGTCTTTAAGTGAAGCTGTATAATCTACAAATGCCTGTGTATGTATATGACCCTGTATCATAGAAGTTCCCCAATTCTGTACTCGTTTCATAATACCCTTACCACTACAACCTGTGCCATGCGTATATAAAACGTCATCATAAACAAATTGTTCTTCAAATTTCCAATCAGGGCAACCCAATACTTCGTTTAATTTACGAACCCAACGTTTGTCTATTCCTGCTTCTTCACTTTTCCGTGCAATGATTAAATCATGGTTTCCTAGTGTTACGCTTACGTGGGGAAAGGCGATATTCCAATCCTTCATTTGTTCTATTGCCATGTCTAGTTCATACTTTCCGTCTGTTTCTGTACTTGTATGATGAAAAGACGCAAAATGAGAGTCTATTATGTCACCTGTGCAGCTTACAGCATTACAAGAATACTTGTTATAAATGGAAATACAGAAGTCTAAATAATCAGGGTGTGTATAAGGTAAATGAATATCACCGATCACCAACCTTCTTACTTTCGGCTTCCGTAAATCCTTTATAACTTGAATCTCATTAGGTTTTAACCTGAATCTATTACTTGGTTGCATTCTTACCCATATCTGCAATACCTTGACCTAATACAAGTGTTAGTAGTGCATAGTAAAGATTAGTAGCTGTTGTTTCGTCAACACCTAAATAAGTAACAATAGCAGGTACGCATACTGAAGATATTGCATACCAAAACTTTTTGCTCTTTAACATTTGAGAAATTAAAAATTGTTTCATGATAAAATTTTTGATTAATAATTATAAGTCCAAATAGTATTTTGAACCTTTGAAATATCCATGTCAACGTGGATAAATTTTGATTTAAAAGAAATGCCATATCTCGTCATACCAACTTTCATTAAGGCATTTAAAATTAAATATAATTCGTTGTTGTTTTTATAAGCAAGGTCAACTGCCAAACCTTTACAATGACTTGAACCAATACGACCGCCTACTTTAAGATTATGTTCTTTTGTCCTATAGCCACTTGTAACACGAAATGGTACACCGTTTGGATTTTTTTTTGTGATCGTTAGTCCACGTGCTTGGTCTAAAAGTTCAACAAATTTAGAGTTCATTTTGAACCCTGAACCTGCTTCGTCAGGGCTGTCAAATTCTGTTATTTTGAAGTACGTAAATGCCATTTTTATTGATTTATTAATATAGCCGTATTTCGCATTTTAAAGCCGTTTAAGGCACTTTTACCCCTTTTAGGTATATTGATACCTTTTTTAAAAGATGTTCGTTTTACTAGATATGGCGTGTAAGTGATAATAATTATTATGTTAAATTGTTAAATTAGACATTTTCGTAAAAAACTGCGTAAACTTTAGCAAATAATAAGTCAACAATTAAGCGTTTTTCTTTCACTTTTTTTTCTTTCTTTTTATCTTGATATTTGGGGTGGGTACTATTTAGCCTTCTTTTTTTCAAACCTAAAAAATTTATAAATTGTATAAACGATTGCCAAAGACAATGAAATAAATGTAAGATATTCGTTACATTCTGTCAGGTTCATACCAATTGCTGTACTATTTGCTACACCTACAAGTAGTGTGTCTTTTACTTCTTTCATTAGTTTTTGGTTTTACTTCTAAAAAGTTTTTCAATGCCTTTTCGTTTTTTGGTTTAGGTTTGTATTTTCCTCTTTTCATTATTTTAAGTCAGGTGTAAGAAAATCGTCAAGTGTTATTTCTCTTTTTCCGTTCTTATCTCTTTCTAAATTCATGCCTGAATAGAAAGCATTTTGATCAGGGCTAACGTCTGCACCACTATTCGTACTATATTCAGGATAGTCAGCCGTATTATTTTTAATATAGTCAATAAGCCTTTCTGTATAAAATTCTGCTGTGTTCCTGATTTCTTCACGCAGGTCTTGTGCTTCTTCTCTACTTAATGCTGTTGAATTTTCTGCTGTTTTAGATACAACATTGTTGTTCATTATTTTATGCCGTAAAAACGGTAAGCACTCGAAGAAACTCCAATGTGTTAAAGCGTCTTGTATGTAGTCATCTACTAAAGTTTTGTAAACACCTGCTAAAGACCCTGCTGTAATATCTGCTTGTAGTTTAGCAAACAAGTCTGTACCTAGTTTAGTTTCAATATACTTCTTCTGTGCAACTTTAATATAGGGCAATATGTATTCAACGTCAACATTACCGCCTATTGCTGTGCTGTCTTTTAATTTGTTTTCTGATATGAATAAAACGTAGTTTGCCATTATTTTACTTTTGCGTTAATTCTTGAACCTGCACTTTCTACATTATCCAAAGCTGGTACACCTGCGTCTTGTGGTATATAGCCCTTATTTCTAGGATAATAATTTTTTAATTCTTTTGGTAAATAATCACCTTTTTGATATATCCTGCCGTCAATAATCATTCTTCGTGGTGCTTTCTTTAATACATAAACACGTCTTAACCAATAGTGACGGCAATTATACGAACCCTTATATTTTAACACGTTATAAGAACCAAATCCTTCGTTTTGTCCTCGCATACCTGCAATATCTTCTCTTGTAAATAAACTACCATAATGACTTCCTATAAGGTTTCTGCAAAAATCTCTTGATGTGTCTTTGATAGCACCGCCACGATATACATAACGTAGTTTAAATAATTCCCTATCATATCTTGAACGTGCTTGTTTGCCTGAAGCTGAAACAAATTCTTCATATTTTAACCTGTCTTCTTCTTCATTTTCAACTTGCTCTTCTTCTATTAGCTCGTAGTCTTCTTCAAAGTCAATCTCATTGTCAAAGTCTAAAGAATTAATATAGTTTATAATATCTTCTTCAAGAACAACTGATTCTAATTCTGTTTCTTTGTATCTATCACATTTTTTTTCACAATCTTTTGAAGGTTTTTCGCAATCACATTTTTGTAGTTCTCTTTCTTTTCCCTCTTTTTTGTAGTCCTCTTTTTCTTCTTCTTTTAAAGTTTCTTCGTCATCTTGTAGTGGCTCTAGTCCGATTTCTTCTCTAATCTCATCTTGTGTTAGAATTTCTTTTAATGTATCTAAACTCCACCTTGTTGATATAGGTTTGAATTGTTGGATCGTGATCGGTAAATTTATTTCGTTTATCTCTAATACCTTTTTAAAGCATTTTAACAGCACTTCTTGAAAAGGTCTAATAACGCTGTTAGAATATACGTCATACGCTTCTATTAACTCTTGTGCGTTGTTTCCTAATCCGCTATCACTACGAATACCCATAAGCATTGGTGATGTAACTCTGTGTGCTGTGAGAATGTTTTGAACAAGTAGTTCTTGTAAAGCTAGATATTGTTTATCTGCGTTTGATTGGTCTATAGGTGTTATTTCAGGTGTTCTATTCTTATCATCACTAAAAGTCAATATAAAGCGTCCTGCTGCCTTTTCGCCTGTAAATTTCTTTGCTATACTTCTTTCTATTTCTAGTCGTTCTTCTTGCGAAGGTACACCGTTAGCGAAGGATATAAAGTAACTACCTGCAAAACCATTACTGATATTATTAAGGTGAAATTCTGCAACCTTTTGGTCTATCAATGCCCAATTACAACCACTTACATAATCAGGTGTGTGGTATATATCCATATTAGGGCTGTATAGTCCGTCAACTAATAATTGACTTGCTGAAGTTCTATCGTTCATATTAAATGCAGGAACAGGAACAGGTTTGTTTTTTCTTGTGTTACTCCAATCTGCTGAAATATAATAAGTATCTACACGCCCCATTTCGTTTGGTGTTCCTACTCTTATTTTTTCCATAGCTACGTGGTGAATTTCAGATATGGACGTTTTATCCTTTGCCCAAATCACGTTAAGGGCGAACGATCCATGAAGTTTTAAATCAAATGCACACTTTTTAAATACAGTATGTAAATCTTCTTTTGAATTTGCGTTTGCTATAAATCTTTTTAGCTTAACATAAGCGTCTAAATTGTCAGATTCTTCAGCGATTATACTTTCACCTGCAATCATATCTGCTGTTGCATTTATAATAGCCGAATGGGTACTTGAATTGTAGTATAAGTCAATAAGAAACATTGGAAATAAATTACGGTATTCATCTGTTCCGTATTCTATCCAATCTTTGTATTTATTTTCTACAATCTTAGGTGTAGTTGAAGTTTCAAGATTTATGTTTAATATATTATCCATATTTTATTCAAATTCTGCCGTCCAATCTTCGGTGGCAAGTATTACTAGCATTTCTGCGTTAGTGTATTCTGTCTTTCCTGCTAAAAATGAAGGTTGTTCGCCTTCGTATTTAACAAAAGTAAATAGACCGTCATTAGAATATCTTAATGTTAGCCATGAATCTTCCATGACTTGTGAAAAGTCTATATTTTCAACCTCGTCTGCTCTTATTATAACGTATTTTTTCATTATATTGTAGTTGTTGAATAAGCTGTTCCGTTAGTTAATGTGCCTACTAGATTATTTTGTGAATGGTCTATTGCTGTTGTTCCCGTACCCTCGTTAAATCTCCAATAGCCCTTTAAATTTGCTGCACTTGTATAATTGCCATAGTTAGAAGTTAAATCAATTGAAGACCTGCCGCCATTATATATGGCTGTTATTTCTGCTGCTGTTAGGGGTTCATTCCATACAGCAAACTCATCTAAAAGTCCTTTGTAATATGCACCGTCAGATGTGTTCTGTCCTACGTCAACTGCTGATATGTCACCACTCCAAGTACCTAAAGAAGCAACGTCACTACCTACTTGTGTTGCGTCAACGTATCCTTTTAAAACGTCACCGTCAGCACTCCATGTCATGACAAATAAATGCCATGCATCGTCTGAATCTGTTGTTCCTGCTGAATACTGTACTTTCTTTCCTGTGCCGCCTGCTTTATAAGTGAACCGCCACTCGTCAGATGAATTATGCCAAAAAATAAAGAACTCGTTATTAGCATCTACCTTTGCTCTGAATAGCGTTTTCGATCCTGATGTAGTTAAACTCTTTGCCCATATAGCAACTGTACCTTCTGTTGAAGCTGCTGTAAATGATGCTGCTGCTGCGTCAAGATTAACATAGTCATTTGTTCCGTCAAATGATAATGAAAAGTCATTAGAGTAGGTTGTCTTTGCTCCTGCTAGACTTAAACTGTTTCCTAGTTTTAGCATTATTCTCCTGTATTGTCGTCAGTTTCCATGTAACCCACACCGATTCCACTTGTAAGTGTTATTGCTGTTGTACGCATAAATAAGGTAGTGCCAGCAGGTACAGTAGTTTGTAAATTACTAGCTGCTGTATTTGCTGCCCCACTTACGTTTGCAACTGTTAAAGATGCTATTACTGAAGCAACAGGAAAATAAACCGCATAGTAGTCTTTGCCTGACATAGCTGAAGTTGTAAAAATATCAACTTTACCTTTTCCTAATTGCTCACGTAAAAGCATATTATTGTTATCTAATTGTGACATAATGTTTTTTTAATTTGTATATAAATAATTTGTTGTTGTTTCTGTATGTTCTGTGTATCTTACTTGCTCCGATCCTGATGTTTCTGTTACATATAGTTTACCTTCTTCTACCTTGCCTTTTACTACACCATGAACACTTGATGTATTGTTTGCTGCGTCTGATTCGTTTATAGGTGCTGTATTTGCGTCTAAAGTTGGTACAGTACCGTTAAATGTAACCTCATAGATTTCGTATTTCCAATATCCATAAGGCTTGAAATTTACTTTGCCTGTAAATACGTCTTCACTTGTATTATGTGAAATTAAAACTGACGTATAACGTTGATAGATTCTATTAGCGTCATTATGTGATGTGCTTGTTCCGTATGCGTATTTGATTGATCCCGTCATATCGTTTATAAACTTAAAAAGAAGTCTAACACGTGACGAAGCAACCGAAGTATCAATTCTTTTTTCTTCCGTAGTGACATAGAACGTAGCGTTTGAACCGTAAGTTATGTGTAACATATTATAATATAGAAAAAGAATGAATTTATTTTTATTCCAATAAAAAAAGGGTGGAAACCCACCCTTTAATTATTAGATATAATCTATTTGTTAACTCGTTACAACTGCGTTGAAAGTGAAAGCACCATTGTCGAATGGAGTAGTTGTATAGTCCGCAACTAATTGCATTTGTTAATTCCATACCGTTGTCTAATCCTAAAGCAACGATTTTATTTTTACCGCCTGAAGAAAGTTGATTGAGTTCAGCAAAAACAACTAAACGTTGTTGTGCTAAAATCCGAATCTCATTTTGGTCTTCTTTTGTTAAATCGTGTAGTTTTATATTACAAGCATGAGTGAAAAACACACTACCGTTCTCACTTGATGCTGTGACAGTTTCTGTGATACTGCCTGTGCCACGCTTTAAAGTGTATTTATAAATATCGTCACCTGAACCTAAATCAAGGTCTGTTACTTCACCACTAGATGCCACATACGAAGTTAATTCATCATGTTGTACAAAATAAACGGCTTTGATTCCGCCTATGCCGTCACGACAAGTTATGTTTCTTCCTTTAGTTAAATTACAAGCCATAGTGTTTTTATTTTTGTGACATTTAGATAGGGGTTTCCCCCTATCCTAGTGTCTAGTTAATTACGATTGTTTTACAAAGTCACTTGCTACACCTACTTGACAACCCGCAGTCCACTTTGCAACCATTCTTACATTGTTGCTTCCGTCAAGATTTTCCATGTCTAAAACCTTAATTGAGGTAAAATCCATGTCGATCCCCGTTGAAGTACCAAAGAACAAGTTTGATTTTTGTCC